AGGTTGGGACTTGGATAAACATCCCAACGTTCCTATACATTCATTTCTAACGTAGTCATAAATTTGACTTAGGCTAATCCTACCAATTAAATCAAGTAGAATATTTCTCCTCTTTTATTTTGTCTAATTCTCTCATTGCAGACAGCCTTCTTTTGTGAGCGTCCACCCTTATCCAGAAAACCTTCCAGCTAACTTCCTTACCGTTAGTTGTGTTCTCTTTAAGTATCTTGCCACATTTAAAAATCTCGTTGACAAGATAATCATACCGTTCTTTATCATAGCAATATCTCATGCGACAAAAGTAATATTAAAAAATAAACTAATACAGAAAACAATATTAAAAATAGTTAATCAAATGGTTAATTCTTCCTCTTCCTCTTTCGACAATGCTTCCACGTCACCATCTTCACCTTTAGGAAAATACAGTTCGTCAAGATAATTGCTTGCTTCACTCTTGTCAGTGAAACTCTTTATAACACTCCCCCGTTTGCTAACGACACGGTAACTAATATTATCCTCTGCTACAACTTTGTAACAATTTAAATCATCCACATCTACAACATCGGGAGCATTATCATCAATACGCATCATGCTCAATATATGAGAATACTCGTTCACCTTCACCGTACAGGAAAAAACATTAGGAACTGGTTCTATTATCAATCCGGCATTTATCAATGAATCAAAAACAGAACGCCTGGGCTTGTATTTCAGTTGCCTCCTTATAAACTTCAACGTTATCATATTATCTCCCCTCTGTGCGGATAATACGCACAAACGTAATACCCGTAACGCATCAATACTACATAGAGGTGAAAGGTACTTGTACAACTGGACAGGAGTAAATTTATGGAAATAATTAAATTCCCCCTCTTCCTCTATTTCCCTTACACGCCTTTCCCTTTCTTTATTCCTTACCGTCAAATTAGTGGTTTTCCTTACAGACATAGACTATCCTTTCCATGTATCGTTTTCCTTTATCCATTTACGTTCATCATCACTAAGATCGCCTGTTGATTCACGATGATATACACACTTGTTGCATAACCCTGCCTTGGCACGGACACACTTGTCGCAATCGTATGGAAAAAACGCTATGGTGGTCTTGTCGTAGAAATCTTCACCAGCATCATCATCAGAAAGCCAACCTTTGAACTTTGCAAGCATATCAAGTGCACCTTTCACATCCTTAAAATCAGCAGTATCTATATCAGAACGCTTTAGGAAACTTTCTATAAGACTTATCGCATCTTCAAATTCAAGGTTATCCTTGTTTATCAAAGTCTTTGTCTTTTCCTTATTCTCCCCTTCCAATACACGCCTCATGGATGGTGTCACATAATCGGAAGCAAGCATGGAAGATTTGGCATAATTGACAATCTGGGTTATTCTTGGAGAGTTCACCCATTGCTTGGCTTTCATAAGCAAAGAACGCTCTGACATACCCTCGTCAACAACGTGTGTAGCCTTGTAAAACAAGACAGGATTGGTATCTATGACATAAGCGGACGCAGCCCATAACTCCATCTCATTCGCATCATCAATATGCTTTGCTATATCAATCTTCTTCTGTTTTTCATCGTCAATAAGAAGATTGTTACTAAGGGGAAGTTTACCCCATCCTTTATTCAAACCCATTACCTTTCCTCCTTTATCCTAGATTTTATCTCCCTTACCCTCTCGTCAAGTTCAGAAGAATATTTAAAAAGATTGTATATGCTACTCCTGTCAATACATAGGAAATCAGAAATATCAGACATACTTAAACCCATGTCACGCATGATACAGCACACAAGAGCACGATTCATCACAATATCATGCTTCCTGCTTTTCCTGTTAACATCAGTATCGGAGAGTCCGCTTGCCGCTAGAACTCTCCTAAAAACCAAAGCGTTATAAGCATTTTTCCCCATTTTTCATATTCTCCTTGTCCACTATTAATTGCATTATATCAGCGTAACCAGCCAAATCAACCATATTGTCACGCTTTTTATGGAATCCCTGTCTGCATAGCTTTACAGCTATCTGTACAGCAACACAGTCATAAGGAGATAATTCCTTCCCCGTAATCAAAGAAGCCATCTTGGAAATATTTTCAAAATTGACTACTGCATCACCATAGTCAGACTGTCTGCTGTTGTTACGGATATCCTTTGCTTCATCAAGGATGCTTCTCTCTTTAACATGATCAACATAAGCAATACAATCCGAAAAAAGAATATATTCTTTACCCTGATCATCCGCGCAAAGAAACTTTTCACCATTCTCAAAACAGTATTTAACAGTGACAAATTCACCGAATACATTTGACTTGCTTACAGAATCTTTACCGTGAAGTGAAATGTATTTATCACGGTTTATAATTTTCACCCTGCTGTTCAATGTAACTCCAATCATAACAAATCACCAACTTTTATGTTATCCGCATCCTTCTTGTCAGAAAAGAAGATACGGTCATACTTAGTTTCACCAAACTCAACAAACATAGCTAAGATAAAATACTTGTTCAGTACACTATCATAACTCTTGTCGTAAATCTTGTTTATCTTTTTTGTTTTCATCTCTTTTCGCATTTAATATCCATACTGTCACCTCCCATCATCATCTTCAACGTACATGTATTGGACATCAGTTCAACAATCTCGTATCTTACATACTCATATCCCTCAACATAACATGTAATGGTTTTACCAGAAATATCATAAGTACCGTAACCATTTCCAAAATAGCCCCTTCCTACATAAGTACCATCCTGATTAAACTTAGCGTAAGTAGGTCTTATCATAGGATACCATCTACCATCCACTTTGACCTGAACAAGTTCCCATGTACCGATAATAGCATCCTTGTATTCATCATCCTTATCATTGGAACAACTACACAACCCCAATAATACTATTGAAGAATATGACTATCCGCATAATTCCCCAAACAACATGCTGCCACGCCTTCGAGAAACTAATGCTAATTTATTAACAGTTACAGTTGTCTTACAACCGTAAACCTTATTCCAATTTATATCTCTTAATGAAGCAAAACCATTACTGCTTCCACTAATGAAACAAACAACACTATTGAACTTAACCTTGTCAAATCTAGTAAATATAATACCATGTTTTGAAGGTTTACCACCGTTAAGCCAATAAGGAGCACTAGCACTTCTTCTTACACCGCCTTTGCTGAATTTCTGTACATGCAATATCCTACTATGCCTAGGTATGAACCTTATTAAATGATGATTGCAAAGCCTACTTGTATTAAGATTACCAGCTATGCAATAAGCATCGTTGTAATGCTCCTTAGACAAGCCTAACTTAATCCTCTTGTACTTAGTAATATAACCATAAGTAATATTCACATTGCTGAACCTACTCTTCAGTTCTTCATACAAGAACCACCTCATCGTACTCATTGCAATCGCATCCCTAAATGACTTTCCACGATTAACATTCAATGTTATTTCACCTGAATGGTACTTTTCATGACAAGTCTTGCAAAGTGTAACCAAGTTGTTAGGAGCATTGCCACCTGTTTTCCTGCTCTCAATATGATGAACCTGCAATACATCATCCTTGCTTTTTCCCTTGCAATGTTGACAAATGTGATTGTCCCTAAACAATACATATTCCCTTACATTATAAGAATCAAGTTGTTCCCCCATCTGATATTCAGAGCTTTTAATGTCTGGATTTTTAATCTTCTGCATGTCAAATGCAGCCACCTCCACATTAACCTGTTTCACAGGTAACAATTTGTGGATTAAACTGACAATCCTTACATGTGAGTCGATCTTTTGTCTGATTGAGGGTGCGAGCCACCCTTCTTTAATCCTTCTATTGTCAAACCTTGGTTTCCTGTATCTTGTTTTCCTAAACCTTCTGCTCCTTCTCAACATTCTTCTATCAGAAAGTAGCTTAACAACATCATTCCTTAGTTCAGCATTCGCTGAAAAAAGCTCTTGCTTATCAGTTGTTGCAGAAACACCAACATGTTTGCTACCACAGTCAATACCTAATGTTATGTGCTGTTTATATCCATAGCTTCCATTTATCAGTTTAATGGTAAACACGTCCTTTCTGTATATGACAGCCCTTCCCTGTTTCAAGAGAAGTCTTGCTTTTCTCTCTGAACAAGGCATCATAGGCTCATTATGTTTATTAAGGATATATACCATAGTTAATTATTGGTTTATTATGTTTTTAATGTTTAGTATTATGGCAGCTAAAATAGAGCTTCCCAGGACTTCTCCCGTAAGTTACCCATCGCCAAGGTTATGAAATGGTTTCAGTTGTCAGCAACACCGTTCCTTTAGGTTCTGTTTAATCACTGACCGAAGAGGTTGGGACTTGGATAAACATCCCAACGTTCCTATACATTCATTTCTAACGTAGTCATAAATTTGACTTAGGCTAATCTGCTTACCCATCAATCACCCTTTGGGATAATTGCGGATAGTCAAATCAACGTGTTGTCAGGAACATACAAATCATACCCGGCAGCACCATCAGTTTTTTTTTCGGGAAGAACTGCATCCCGTCTTAATTTTACAAATTTTACTTGATTCATTTTTTACTCGCAAGGATATGCGCCTTGCGTTCGCTTTTCAATTAATATACTTTTCCTTTTGTCTATCAAGTTTCCTATTCTCTCCTAACGATTAGTCTAATCAACCTAGGATTTTACTTTAGTATGTGGGTAGTTGACTGCGTTCCTCCGTGTTTAACCGAAATGCAGCCTCCCTAGCCTGATCCTTAGTCCTATACAACTCTATTTTTTCAAACATACGACCATCATCACAGTCATACGTACACAAGGTTACAGCCCACATATTACCACGGGGAGAATAAAAGTATTTCCCGTAATCAGGTCCCATAACCTTTCCGTCAATCTTAATTTCACCTCTTCTGTTCATGCTCTTTTTTCACCCCGAATTTTTTCCTGAAATCATCAACAGAACATGCTATGCGATTACCAAGATGGTCTACATACAAAACAGCACATGTGTCCACCCCGTAACGTAAACTCAACATGCTAATAATACTGTCAACGACACATTCATCACCAGTTTTCAAATCAAAATATTTGTTTCCTATGATAATAAGTTCATGATCAGCTAATGGAACAACACGTTCTATCTTGCTCTCACGATACTTTTTCAACTTTTCAAAGAACTCACGGTACATGACACGTTCATTATTGTCCATGACATGGTAAAAATCACAGCAAATATCACGAACATCATTCTTTTTATCAATTTCCTCAAGGTTGTCAATCACATTCTGCAATGCGTCAAAGAAATTCACATCATGCTCATCCAATACTTCTTCCATCATTCTATCAATGGAAGCAATAACCGCGTTCTTGAAATCAATATCGTCACAAAGAAATCCCAAAGAGATATAATTACGCAAGGAAAGAAGGTTTTCCTTAAAATCAATTTCTAATTCAATATCCATTCTCTAAATTGTTTAATGTTAATACTCTTCAAATTATTAATAACAGCATCTCCGATATCATCGTTATGCTTCAATCCAAAAGACAGGATAGGGTGTTCCCACCATCTCGCCACACGTCCTTTGTCACCCCACAAAGATATAGCTTTATTATCAAAGTCGGGGAACAAAATAACATTTTTTGGCAATTTATTTCCAATCTGGTTCATTCCGCCACAAGCTATCCATATAAAACCGTTACCGAGAGCCATAGAAGCTATTATGGCGGTTTTTTCCGATTCAACCATACAAGTTATCGCATCGCTACAATATTCCCCTAAAAACGGCTTAAAATAGCCGCGATAGGTAAACCCTTCGCCCGTAGTAAACTTCCTGAAAGCATGGGTTTCCTTCTTCCTGTGACCGTTCACCCCATATCTTATCCTGTTGTCATGGCACACGTTACCATCCTTATCAGAATACCAGAACACAGCGGATTCCCTTCCAAGACATCCTACCTTGTACCTTGAAAACACATCATTAACGGAATCAACACCGAAAACACCTGAAAGGTACTCGTACAGGTTATTACCCTTCCAATGCCCGGCATCGCTAAGCCTGTCAACATACTTCATATCAACAAACCTTGATTCCTGTCTACCCGAATCATACTCCCTCTCGTAGAAATCCTTCAAACTCATCCTGCAACCGTCCGGGCTTGACAGAATCCTGAAAGCATCAGAAGCACTACTGCAACCGGGAAGATAAGACACGAGAAAGTCAAACAGGTTGACAGAATCACCGCCCTGCTCGGTAACGGTGATACTGCCCGACTTGTTCATATAGAAAACCAGCTTATCCTTCCTGCTATGGCTCTCCAGATTTATCCGGGCAGGCAACGTCCACCGCTTACCCCTACGCCTTAAAGGAAGTCCAAGCACAGTATCAAGATTGGAAAAAATATAATCATAATCAATACTAGCCATGTCACTACTTAAAATTACGCCATCCCTGTTTTATATCCCTAAAGAAATCCTTCAACGTATAACGATAACCGTCAGGATATCCTAGAAAATCAGAAAGGCATGAAACATATCCTCCAGGCTTACGTCCACTCGTCCATCGGTACACCATTTCGGCAGGAACCATAAACACAAGAAGAACAAATAAAATGTCAACGTATATGAGAAACATGACAAAATGAACAAAACACCTCATAATCATTCCTCCACATCCCCTAAAAGAAGTTTCTTCGCATAACGCAACGCAAACTCCCAATTGTAATAAAACGTACCTAACAAATCAAAGAACAGGCTATACACGGCATCCTTGTCACCATCGGGAACGGAATACATGATATCATCCATCATACGGATATCATCACTGAATCTGGCATTCTTTGTAGTATAACGCCACAAACCGCCAACGGCAAGTATCTTGGCGTGTTCATAAACATGACCGTCAATGGAATATACATCACAAACGTAATCATTAAACCAATCCTCATTGTCAAGCACACCACTAACAGGACTTGCCGACAAAATCATATTAACAAACACACCAAAATGACAATACTGCTCTATCTTACCCGAATCATTGTCAAACTCAACCTTGAAAGCATCCTTGCCGCTCTCATTAATACTGGAAACCATGTCACTTACATAAAGCGTCTTTAACCACTGGCTGAAATTATATCTTTTCAAACCAACCCTGTTACGAGATCCATTTATCGCACACTGGGCATCAGACACACATACATACCAATTAGAAGTAACACGAATACTTCTATCAAATAAAACAATCTCTTTATTATCCATACACAATAAAATTTTTCAGCAAAAATACATATTAAAGTAATATGGTAAAAACAATAACGGTTAAATAATCTTTAATCTTTATTATATTCTCGGACAATATTGGAGATGATATTATATATCTTATCAAGAAAATTATTCCTTTCAGCTACATCCAAATATGTTTCACGCTTATCTTTTTTATAAGCCTTCACGGAAATACCATAAAGATAATAAAGCTGATCGTAAATCTTATGCCATATATCCCGTTGGTTGGTATTTGTAGCAGAAGAATATTTGTTTACCAATTGACGAATGTTGTTTCTCATAGACATTTCAGGAAGAACATCAGAGGACATTGACACAGACAGTAAAAGTTTACCATTCTCATCCCTTTCCTGCTCAATTGCATCAAGACGCTTCTCTACATTATCAATTCTCATACTTTGTTCAAGAAGAGCCTGTGCGGATTGAACAAGTATTTCAAGTTGTGACAATGGTTTTTTCTGTTCTTTCAGTGCCTTCTCCATCGCATTAAATGCAGCAATATAATCCAACTTGAATTTAAGAGCCTTTTTCCCTGTAAATCCCATCGCCAAAAGGGTAAATCCATCTCGGTTCATAATAAATATAGGATACTCCTGTCCATTTTGATCATTAATATACGTTGTTTCCTCAAACATAAGGTTGGCTGCATTTTCAGCACACCCCTTTATTAACTCACGGATAGAACTTAACACATTCTTGTGTTCTTTTCCAAACTTTTCAGCCACCAATAGGCTGTTAGTTAAAACTTGGTCATTCTGACCTTTAAAAACAAGTTCATTTATAACAATAAAAAAAGTGCGCCTACTACGAGCTGTCAAATCAACCATAGGGTTTATTTCGGAGGCGTTTCCGTATCTCCACTCGGTAGGCGCAATATCTTAATCTTTACTACTACAAGGCATTAATGTTAATTTTCACACACATTTTAGAACGTTAATCCAACGCCCGCTATCGGCTATCATGAATGAATCACCGAATACTTTTCTACCGATATTAAGCGCACCGTTGACATCAGCATTGATAACCTTTCCAACTGCCGCGCAAAGCCTGTCGGAATGGTTGATATCAAATTTATAAACTAATTGCATATTAGCCAGTATTATGTACTACGAAATAGTATGTGTTAAATTTTTGTAATGGTGTTTATTTGTCCCTTAATGCCTAAATGTATATCCCATATCTCCTTTTTTATGCAAAGATATGGAATATACATCAATAACAAAACAAAAAGGGTATTTATTTATCATAAAACAAACCACCTTTAAAACGGCAAATCCTCCTTCATTATATCATCAGCCTGTTGCAGAAGGTATTCGTCAGGATTGTACTTCCGTCTTAAGACAACCTGGAACAGTCTGTTCCTGTTCTCATCCCACGCGGAAGTGACTGAATAGCCTTCCTGGCGTATCATTTCAACCATCTTTCTCTTGCTGTAAGGTCTAACGCCACAGTCATTGCAGTATGCTATGTATTTCACATACAGGTCACGGTCACGGATAGCCGATTCCTCAATATCTCCTGAAGAATCATACCCCGAATCGTAAAGATAGGACAGGACACTGTTGGAATCACGTCTTGCGTCCTCCGTAACGGATTCTATCGTATAACTTCTCGTAAACTCACCCTTGTTCTTAACAAACCGCCTTGCACCCTCTATTATCCAGTTGATGATAGCTGCTGATTCCTTTGATAGCTTCAACGGAAGCGACCTGTCCTGTTCCGATTCCTTAAACACACGATAGAACGGGATAACAAGGGAGCGTCTGAAGTGACCATAAGTCTGGTCCGAAACGGAAGGCATCTTGTTAAGATTGGCCATGAAAGGCGGCATCATGTCGGCAAGGAAAGGCTCACCGAACGGAAGACGCGCCATAGTAGGCTCACCGGATATGAACTTCTTATACTTGCCACCGCTCACATCCTTCCCACCCATCTCGGAAGCATAGTTGAGCAGCTTGCCGTTTATCATAGCTATATTGTACTCGCACGTAGACTTGTCACCAGACAGGTCAGCCATCTCCATATAAGAAACATTATCTTTCCCTAGCGCGTTGACAACAGCGTCAAAGAACACCGACTTACCGTTACTACCACAACCGAGAAGGTAACACATCTTCTCCATCTTGATCTTCTTCCTGTCAACAAAGGCACACCCCACAAACTCCTGCAAGGCATCCTGGGTGTCCTTCACAGGAATCACATCGTCCAGAAACTTCTCCCACAACGGGCTGCGCGCCAAAGGGTCATAATTGATATTGATACGTATACACGATTCTATCATGGGTGAGAAATCGAACGTTTCCATCGTTTCCGTGTCAAGGACGCAGTTGTCAAACGTGATAAAGTTACGCTTGGGATTGAATATCTCATGCGTCACGTTCTTCACGATGGTACGGTAGAAACGCTCGCTCGTATCGGTCATGTACAGTTCGCTAAGACCGTTTATGCGGCACAAATCCATACACAGGCGCATCAGATCCTCCTTCATCATGGGAACGAATATCTTACCGTCAAAAGCCATGATGGAACCGCTCCTGTGGCGTCTGAAATTGCACTCCCTGCATGCATCGGCTATATCCATCTCGACCATAGCGGATATGGAACGCTTCCACTCGCCTTCATCCCTTGCTTTACGGAAACCGCGACCACCGCCCTTGTCCGCCAGCTTGCCCATAACGGAATCAAGGATGTATTCATAAGAAGCCTTTGCAGATTCAGCGACAGTCATTTTCCCCTCCTTTATCTACCGATCCTACCGATCCTACCGATCCTACCGATCCTACCGATCCTACCGATTCTACCGATTTCTCCCGGTCCACAACCTTCCCGAACATTACAACGGGATACAGGTCATAATCGTCCGTTGATATGTCAGGGCGTGCGTCCATATCATCAAGAGAAGAGTAAACGTCCGCGATGTGCTCCAGTTTCCTGCACACGATGGAATCACGTCTTATCCCGTAATACTCTATAAGGTCAGCCATGTACTGTATGGTAATGTCCTTGAACCATGTGAACGCATCATCACGTGTCCTTGCCCCGTCACAGCAGGTATTGAACGTGTACCCGAAACGCCTCATCTTCACGAAGTAGCTGTTCCGCCACAACGACACCGACTTGTCCATCTCGTTCCCTGCGTTACGTATCGCGGTGACGATGCTTCCCGGCATGAGCGCGCACCGTGAAACGCGAGCGGCGGAAGGCTTCCCGTTCGCCCCGGTCCCATCCACCATATCCACATCGGGCACGAACCTTAGATCATCCACGCTCCTTCCGCCCACAACGGACGTGTCATGCCGCATAAGATAGTCGGCATCCACGATATGCCCGTACTGCCTTACCTGGCCCTCACACCACGAAGCAAATCTCCTTAACGACCGTTTCCACTCGGAAGGAAGCACATACCCGTACCTTGCACATATCTCCGCTATATGCTTCCTCTCCTTCTCCCATTTTCTCTTCATCTTCCTCTCGTATTCCAGCACTTCACCTTCCACGCTGACACCAGCTACCTGTGCAGCCATAGACCTTGCAGTTAAAGGTACGGGCACGCGTTTTATGAATGACGCTTCCGACACGAACACAGCCTTTGTTCCGTCCTCTAGAGGCTCGTCAAGTTTAATACAGCAGTGACGGTCCCGGAAGCTGACGAGCGTAACCCACCCGAACATCCACGTCTGAACCCTCATGCCCTTGTACCAACGCTCCCTGTCGGGCATTGCATCGGACAGGCATATGACACGCCTTGATTCGGGCAACCTAAGTTTAATCTCTATTTCTTCTTCCATATTTTACCTGATTTTACCTGATTTTACCTGATTTTACCTGATTTTACCTGCAAATATAGCGCAAAAAACAATACGAAAACTAGTAGTTAAATTAATTAACTACAAATGTTTATGTGATTAACAAATACGTGTCAAGGAAGATAGTTTATCTTTCTTTACACAAGATTTTTTACTTTCGCGTCCACAGTATGCTTTGAACAGGAAAAGTAAAAAATGTTGATTGTTGTTATTTTTTATTTTTGTCATAATTTTTCTCATTTTAGTTAAAATTATTTAACTATAATTTTTTATTTAATTGTTATTTTCTACGTTAAGAAATGTAAAATTGACTTAATTTAACATAAAATAAAAAATCTCAACACCGATAGTTGCATATGCAACTAATTGATTCGGGAAAATTCGTGAAAAACCTACGAAATTCGTTGTTTTTTCGTAGACTTCGTAAACTCTTCGTTTTTCAACACTTGTCAAAAAACTCGCAAAAATTAGTAGTTAAATAGCTGAAAACAAGATATTTAGTCGTGTAAAAAAAAATTGTATCGTAAATCTTTGAAAATTTACCCTCTATTAATTTGCATATTAAATGTTAAAGGTAATATATTTACACAATATATACATACACGTACACCGTATATGCTCTATTACAATACATATACACGTACATCACATATAAGACACATACAGCATAAACACCAAAACTGCGTACGTAATTTAGTATAGATACATATCAAAACGACGAAATCAACGAAGAATACTGTAAACCAATAACTTATACTGCAAAAAAAGACATAAAAAATGCAACCATACCTACGAAACACACCAAAAAACCTACGATTTTCGTAACTTTTTATGTAAAGATTTATCCGATTTTGTTGAAAACTACCGAAAATACACCTCCAAAACGCAAAATCAGCCATACAGGCAAAATTTGGGGGGAAAAATTTTTCAGAAAAAAATTTATCGGGAGCGACACACCCACATAGAAAACTCTAGAAAAGGGGGTATGTCACTGATTTACAGGTAGTTACGTACGTTTATCTATCCCGTTTTTCAACGTTTGTAAATAAAAATAAATTCTTTTCTACGACAATCGAATTTCGAAATCTTTACAAGTAAAATATCTTTACAAATGACTTCTACGAAGGTTTCGTAATTCCTTGATTATCAGACACTTACAAACAAATTTAACACAAATTAACATTGAAAAATCTTGAAATTAAACATAATATTAAGCTAAAATAGGTCTTGCATGGTCGGATCTATTAATATAATTTAAAATACGTATATAAACTGTATTGATTTTGGAAAAAACGAGCTTAATTTATAATGAATGTTAATGAAATATACAACCTAATCAAAAACGCCGTATGTTTGCAGTGTCGGAATGACAAAGAGATACTTGACGTACTGAAACAGCCTACCACGGTTACAGCGTGGTACGGACCCGCAAATAGGGATAAGCGGGATACAAATAGCGGTGTTGCTAGCCACGATACAGAGATACGGAATACTTGATACAGGCGATAGTGTTTTAGTGTGATATGTGATTAGCTCCTGATACGATATAATATAATGTGTGTGCGTGTATAAGCCTTAATACTTGTCTGTTATGCACGGATAAGTTAATATAAGCCGTAAAAACATACGACACGCACATATTGTAATGTAGCTGCCATGATAGTGGTAACGGTTACAAGCCCGTATAGATACAGAGTACAGTATATAAACTTAATACATTATAATTATGGAAAGATACGATTATTTTGCAGCGGTTAAAGAGGATGTTTTGAACTATATCAACGAAAACAATATAGTAGTAACCTCCGAAAATAGGGACGAAGTGGAACAGGATCTTAATGATACACTGTTTACATGTGATAGCGTAACGGGGAACGCATCAGGATCTTACACATTCAACGCGTGGACGGCTGAGGAATACCTATGTCACAATTGGGATCTGTTAGGGGAAGCGTTAACGGAATTCGGGTGTGATATGAGTTACTTGGAACGTGGTGCGGAAGAGTGCGACGTTACAATACGCTGTTATCTGTTAGGACGGGCAATTTCTGAAGTGTTGGACGAAGTGGAAACAGAAGAAGAATAAAACGCGCATACAATCGAAAGAACTTATGAGAACGTTTTTTGCACAAGTTGAAACACGGTATCGGGCGATTAAAAATTGCCCGTTTACCCCCGCGCATGTTGTCAAGGTTTTTGGCGGTTATATGTGTTTTGAGAGTGATAATGATTATAGAGTTTGGAAAAATCAAAAGTAAATAACTATGATCGAAGTATTAATACTATTAGGTTGCCTGTATCTATCAATACGGGTAACTGATTATATAGAAAACCAAAAAAAATAACATTATGGAAAGAAGAAACGACATACCTAATTTGCTTGCAATGTATATACGCAATACGCGGGAAATATACGATATTACAACATGGCTGCAAGATTGCATAATTAAGAAGGCAAACAAGGGCATACAGCCATCAATAGAACATCTAGCAAATTGCAGCACAATGAAAACTATAATCAGAGAGGCCGCCAAACTGTTATACAAGTACGACGGAATAACACCCACAAAACAGGAAAAACAGGAAGCGGCCCGGGAACATGCAAAATACATCCTTGACAGTGTGCAATACTCTATTCAGAAACACCAATAGAGGGCAAAATAAAGCCTTCTATTGGAAAATACTCAACAAACCAATATTCTAAAAAACATTATGATACAATTTACTATTGACAGTTTTAGCGGCGGTCTATCAGTCCGCCCGTACAACTCAATTAAAGACGCTATACAAGACGGTGGATACTCCGTTTGGTGTAATGAAAAAATTAAACTAGCGTTTAGTTTTGGGGACGGCACGGAAAAAGACTTTAAAAGGTATTGCAAAGACAACAAGTGTAATGTTATAAGCGAAAACGAATTTTATTCTTTGCCATTGAATGAACAAGAAACACATATCCAATTTATCCGGGAACAATTAAGCCATTACAATGATCTATAAAACATAATGCAGTGATGAAAAAGGTACAAGCTAAAAACCAATTACAGGAAGCAATTGGGGAACTGAATAAGATTATGAAAAACGAAACGGGCGTATTTCTAGAACCAATTGTTCCAATAGATTGCCCTACGTTTGACAAAGCGACAGCAAACTATGTCAGAAAAGGACTGGAATTATACCTGAAATCGTGGGTGTTACCAAAACTTGACGAAGTGTTAAATGAATTATCTAAATAAATATTATTTACAATGAAAAAAACAGAATATAGAAAAAGAATTATCTCCTATCCTTGAAAACGAAAGTATTCAGATCGGAGCGTTTAAGGCTAGCAGAAGTATTGATACATTGTATATTATAAAGGAAAATATTAAGTTTTGGGAAAGCTATGACGGGCACAAGTTACCCGAAAAACAGGTTAAACGAGCGTATTATAACGACACCAGGACGCAAAAAATAATCAAAATGTACCTAGATACGCCCGAATTGATTAAGTTTGTAATAGAGCATGCAAACGACTACGATACAGTACCACGCAAAGAAGTACCTTCATGTATACGTATTGTACGCAATAGCCGTTCTCATAACCGTTATTTTTCCGTAGTTATTGAAAAATTTGGGGAAATAAGTTTTAAAGAAGTTTTGAATGTTTTCCCATTACTTCCAAAATCATATTTGAACAAGTAATGAGAGTAATTAGAGTAATAAGAGTAATAAGAGTAATAAGAGTTTTAAAGAGAATACTAACCGACTCAGATATAATAGATCTGTACGGTATGTATTGTGATTTTTATAAAAATATACAATAATTTAGATAGCATTTTACGCAATTTGTTAGTTGCTGGAAACGCGGAAATAATGTGAAATATTTTCCCGGTATGGAGAACAACAAACAGAGCGACACTGTTACCGGGAGCAATTTTTACTTAAAAACGAAAATAAACGAAAGGTATGAATATTATTACAGATCATGCAAAGCTACGTTACAGGTTGAGCAATAATAGCGGATCAATAAATAAGGAGTTTGGAAACGATCAGCAAGCGGCCTATGATTTTGCAAACGAAATAAAAGAAACGGCAATTATACGCGGATATTTTGTTTTCAAAAAGCGTGGGAAATGGCGAACGAATACGGTATTCATTGATCATGTGTTTAGAAACATATTGTCCTAATATTGCAATGAACTATTACTAACTTATGAGAACGAAAAACTCCTGAACAATTACACAACCAATGGAATCATATAAACGACTATGTAAGGCGTCACGGAAAATTCATTGAATACGTGCGTTATAGTAACATTATGGCACATGAATACAGGCTACCAATATAATGCTCCAGTGTCGCACAAAGTAAACAGCTATCCTGGTATGGGGAACAACAAGCGGATCGCCACCGCTACCGGGAACAAATACTAACTTAAAAACAAAAGAATATGGGAACGAACAATAAACAATCCATCCTGGAAGGACGGAAATGGGATGTGATAGAGAGTGTTGACGGATATTTTTCCGGGGAAAAGAACGGAGTAATCATACAAGGAACGACAATGAGTGATCTGTATGAAAAATGTAAATCTTTTGATATAGCTTCGGTTATGGAGAAGATTAAGACGGGTGATAATCTAAACGACTGGGAAAAACGATTAATAAAAGTTAATAAAAAGTTGTTGGAAAACCAATAAACTATATCTTTGCCGTATGAGAAAGAAATACGTGGCATATTATAAAGGCTGTACAATAGAGGTCACAGGAGAAAAAGACTTCATGTACCGGATAATAAAAGGTGAACGGATGAATCTCTTTGTAGATATGTTTTATAAGTCCACATCTGATGCGCTAAAGGGTGCAATGAGGTGGTTGGACAATAATATTAGAAAGGAGTGAATTTATGCTTTTTGGAATTGTTTTTGCTATGATAATGAAAGCTATATGTGGAAATATGTTGGACGATTGATCAACTACCCATTAGGTTAAAATCCCAGGTTGATTAGACTAGCGTTAGGAGAGAATATATAGTTACCAAGGGGTATTTGCTCAAGCCCCTTGCTCTAAGGTCAGTGATTAAACAATTCTGTGGGGTAGGAATAGTGTTACTGACGGTAAACCTC